ACTTGGCGCCGTCGTCGTAAATCATTTCGTGGAGTTTGATCATGGGTCACCTCGCAGTTGGTATGAGGTGAATATTAGTAGCACTGATCTATAAAGTCAATAAGTGTTCCTGATATTTTTTCAATAAATTTTGCTTGCGTTAGAATATCAGTTGGACTAATCTCCTAAACATGGAAAACACAGTCACACTCCAAGAGTTCGTCACAACCCACAAACAGAGGGCAGCCGCTGCGCTTCTTGGCGTCACGCAGGGCGCCGTCAGTCAAATGCTGAATAGCGATCGAGAAATTTACATTGAGTACCTGTCTGATGGGACTTGTCGCGCCTACGAGCAAAAACCTGTTGGCCGATCTCGCCCGGGGGCCTCATGCAAATCGTGAAAAGCGATGCCATGCTGCTGGAAGTTGCGGCGCGGCTTGCAAAAGCGCTGATCTCGCCCAGGGATGAGCATACGAGCGCCGCGCGCGGGTAACAGCGGCATTTATTCTCGCTACTGGGGATGCCCGGTGGCGGAATCGTGAGAAAGACACGTAAAAACGATAGGCAGGTTGGTAGCCTAGGGCAATGCATAGGTCATCCCAAAATACCCGACTCCCGCCAGCGAGCATGAGGCTGGTAGAGCTGAGCGCCTCTTAAAACCGCTCATTATTTTAAGAGACGGCTCTCCGCATCGGCATTAGAAAAGCCAACAAAGCGGCGTAGGCATCACCCATTAGAGCCGTCTCTTAAAATAATCATCGGAGGGAAGCATGGATAATCAGCACAGAAAAATCAGCGGGTATCGCGAGCTAAATGAGCGCGAGATTGAAGAGATAAACCGGGCTAAATATTTAGGCTCAAGCATCGGCGCAATGATCGATAAATTGAAAGGAGATCAGAATATTGATCAGCGATGGCTTTCGATCGCGCAAACCGATTTACAGAAAGGATTAATGGCACTCGTTCGATCGATTGCGAAACCTGATTTTTTTTGAACTGTTGAGTAATCCTCAATAGTTGATTTGCTGGGATAGCTCAGACGGTAGAGCACCTGATTTGTACTCAGGTTGTCGCGGGTTCGAGGCCTGCTCTCAGCTCCAAATTTAAGACCATTTTGTTGACGGTAACGAAATGGTTAGAGATCTGCCCGGCGGCACCCACTGCCTGTTTCCCGCCGTGACCCCGCAAGGGCGAAATCGGGTTCGATTCCCGAACCGGGCACCTAATTCAGCGAGGGATGTGATGCTCTACTGGTTGATCGAAAAAGTTGGGATCGTAATATTTTTTTGCGAATCAACGCAGGATCAGTCGGTGTGCGGAAAATTCTACAAAACAAGGAATTTGTGCCGCATCAATAAACGAAAACTCCCGTGGTCGTTTCCCTGAGTAGCAGGAAGCTGCGGAGCGAGTACCGAGAGCAAGCAACATAATCCGGCCGGGCGGCACACCCGGCCAAACTGAGTAGAGATACAGGCGCTGAAATGCACTACTACAAGCGGAATATCGGGGACTACCACAAGAAGGCCGGAAGGCTCTCGATATTAGAGCACGGAGCGTACACGCTTCTGCTTGACGCGTGTTATGACCGTGAGCGCTTCCCAACTTTGGATGATGCAATCGACTGGTGTTGGGCGAGATCAGACGCAGAAATCGCTGCCGTGAAGTTTGTCCTTTCGAAATTTTTTGATCTGATCGACGGAAAATACGTCCAGCACAGAATTCAAGAGGAAATCGATAATTACCACGAAAAAGCAGAAAAAAACAAACAGATAGCGCTTGATCGCGAAGAAGCGAAACGTGCGGCCATAGCACGAAACGTGCACGACAAAGCACGAAACGTGCACGAACGAGCACCTAACCAAGAACCAAGAACCACTAACCAAGAACCACTAACCAAGAACCAAGAACCAAAAGAAAAAAAGAAATCCCGCGCTACCGCGCTACCCGCCGGTTTTGAAATCACGCCAGACATGCGAGCGTGGGCAGCCGAAAAACGGCTGTTAATCGATATCGATTACGCGACCGAGAAGTGGAAAAACGCGATGGTTGCGAAGGAAACAAAATATTCTGACTGGACCAGGGCATGGTACAACGGGATGCTTAACGCCCAAGAGTGGCAGAGCGAAAACCCGAAAGTAACCCCCTTGCAGCCTGTCAGAACTCGAAAAGAGATGCCCTTGCCATGACTACCGAATCGGAATATTACGTTCTAGGCGCAGCGCTACGAGACCCGTCGGCACTCGCTGAAATCGATTTACTCCCGCTGGAATTTTCCACACAACAAAACGCGATGATTTACGCAGAAATGCTTTCGATCGCGAGATCTGGGTTAATTCCAGACCTAACGACCGTCGCGCTGAATCTGCAAAAACAAACGGCTGATAACTGGTTTCCACTGGTTGCGCAAATTCAGAATAATTCATACTCACAAAAAAACATACGCCAGCACGCAAACAAAATTCGGTTTGATTATCGCAAGCGCCAAGCAATATCGATTTACTACGAAGCAATCGAGAAATTAAAAAGCGAGGATTCTTTAGATTCGATAGATCAGGCTGTCGCGGATCTCATGGCAGTCAATCAACTTTCTGAAAATTACGAACATACGTTCAAGAAATGCGTAGAAGGTGCGCGAGATATTATCGAGCGAAACTTTAAGAACAAAGGATTGAGCGGAATCACGTCAGGCCTGAAAGATATTGACGAGCGAATTGGCGGATTTCAAAACACCGACCTATACGTTATCGCAGCTCGGCCAGCAATGGGAAAAACAGCGTTAGCGTTGAACTGCATGCTATGCGGAAACGTTCCAACCGCATTCATTTCGAGCGAGCAGGGGCACGACCAGATTGGCTTGCGCGCAATATCGATAAACAATTCTGTAAATGCGCAGCGGTTGCGAATACCGGAAAAAATGACTGACGCGGACTGGGACAAAACAACGAGTGCAGTAATTAATCTTAAAGACCGCGAAATATACGTATACGATAACCCTGTGGTTACTCTCACCCACATTCAGCGGCTTGCTCGAAAATGGGCGTACCAGTACAAAATTAAAATCCTGTATGTCGATTACATTCAGCGCATTCGCGGCAACCCGAAATTACAAAAACACGAACAGGTTAACGAGATAGTTTCGGGGTTAAAAAACATTGCCAGGGAGTTAAATATTCCAGTGGTGGCGTTATCACAGGTAAGTCGTGGCGTTGATTCGAGAAATGATAAAAGGCCAAATATGGGTGACATGGCGGATTCAAGCGCAATTGAAAAAGAAGCTGACGTTGTAATGACAATGTATCGCGACGAAGTTTACGACGAAAACACCAAAGATAAAGGCGTTTTAGAAATATCAATCGAGAAAAACCGGCACGGGCCAACGGGGATGATTAAAACCGCTTGGCTTGGCGAATATATGCAGGTTAAGAATTTAGCGAGGGAGCGCGACGGATATGATCCATTCTAAAAGAAAACTGAAGCCTTGGTATCCTGGCTACTGCGCATTCCAGGCAGACGACGAGATTCGAATTTACGCTCGCGCTCATGGCGACAGGGAAGCAATCGACCGGTGCAAAACATCGATAAAGTTCGCGGATGAAGCGATCAAGAGAATGATTCGGGGTGAGCCATGATCGAAAACTACCTAAACCAAGCAACCACGCAAAGCGATGAATTACGCCTCGCGAGATATTTCAACGACGCGTGCAGAAAGTCAAAGTGGATTTCCGACAACTATTTGGTGGAGTATTTGGGTCACGAAGTGAAAGATGTTCTGTGGTTATTCGTTGCCGAAAAACACAAAACTGGAAGGCGCGAAAAAATATCGGTATCCGAAAGGGAGATGAATGATTTTTATTATTTGTCCCATGCGGCGGCAGTCGCCGTGAACAACTGGCACGTTATTTCTGGGAGGGTGTGACATGTGCGAGAGAAAGCGGTGCTCAAAGTGCGGAGTGTTTAAAGACTTGGATCAATATGTTAGGGAACCAAGCAGCACGCGAAAAGATGCGAACAAAGTTTTCAAGTTATGCTTGAGTTGTCGCATCAATAAAAAAAGCCAAATGAAATATTGCAGCTGCTGCAAGAAAATGAAAGCCAAAGCGCATTTCCTTGAGGAGCGAATTAGCTTTATCGGGAAACCGTATATCAAGGCGACCGAGTTTTGCGACGAATGCAAAGCTGCTGAGCGCGAAAAATATCACGAGCGCGTGCATCCAGATCTGAACCGCAACTCACTAGAATTTAAAATGACAACGAGGTTATGGTGATGGACCAGCCGAATCACGAAATTGTTGAGGATAAAGCGATCCGATCTGAACTGCAAAAAAAGGTTGATGATTATTTGCGGCGCGGAGGTCGGATAAAGGTCACGAAGCGGATCACTCGAATTTCAGATCTTTCGGAATCAGATCTTGAAACTCTGAAAAATAAACTGGAGTGGAATCGCGCAATAAAACAGATAGAGATCAAATAACGCGAATCACTATAGGGTGTCAATATGAGTTTAGACGTATATCTAAAAGTGGTGAAGCCGACAGAAGTATACAGTGGGAACATTACGCACAACCTCGGCAAGATGGCGGATGCGGCAGGTATATATATGTGCTTATGGAGGCCGGAGGAATTTGGAATAAAGACAGCCGGGGAATTAATTAATCCGCTGACCACCGGGTTGAAGTTACTGCGAAAGAACCGCACTCATTACGAGCAACTCAACCCAGAAAATGGTTGGGGTAATTACGACAACTTGGTTAGCTTTGTGGAGAGGTATTTGGCAGCATGCAAAGAGAACCCAGAAGCAACCGTCGAGGCGTGCAGATGATGCCGACATTTGAAACACGCGAAGAATTGAGCGAATACCTGGAAAAACTAGAGCGACAAAAGAAAGTGATACTTGCAGTTGATCTGCTGAAAACGAAAACACGCACACAGATATTGGAGTGGCTGAAACACAACGACAACATTGCGGCGGAAATGAAGGTAATCCTAAATGAGCAGCAAAAAAGCATTCGAGGCAAAAATATCTAACTGGTCAAACACGATGCGGGGCGGGCCGAGGATAACGCTAGACCTCTGTGACGATATTGACCTAGACGAACTGAAGCCGCTCCTGGGCTTGGGGTTGTACGTTTGTGTGATGCTCGATGATGAGTTACAGGAGGAGCAAAAACAAAAGTTGCCGGAATATATCGAACCGGTAAAACCAGCAGTGAAAGGGCTTCGAAAACTCTCACAAGAAGCGCACCTAATGATTCAAGAGCCGAATTTCTGGGCATGGATGAATAAAGTCTATCAAACAATCGCGAGTAATCCTGCGGATGCGGATTATGGGTTAAAAGAAATATATGGGATCAAAAGCAAATCGGAATTAGACGACGAAAATAGGCCGCAGTTGCAACGGGATTTTTTGCAGGATCGAAACGACTACAGGAAATGGGTTAACGGAGGGATGAAGTGACCTATCACAAGTACGGCGCAAAGAAAACAACATTCAACGGGCATCGATACGATTCGAAGTGGGAAGCGACGGTGGCGATGATGCTTCAGGCGGAAGTAGATTCTGGCGAAGCGCTTTTCGTTGATACGCAATTCAAAGTTGTGGTTCCGGTTTGTGACCCAACAGGCAGACAGGTTTTCACGGTGAGTCACAAAGTGGATTTTCGGCGGCACAACAAAGACGACACATTCACGCTGATCGAGGCGAAGGGCTTCGACACGGACGACTGGAAGTGGCGCAGGCGATTGCTTGAGGCGATCTGGCTCCCAATGCACCCAGATCACAAGTATGAGGTTTTATACAGCAGGAGGCGCAGATAATGAGTGACTATTTATTTTGGTGGTTGGTTTTTTCTTTGTGCGGGACGGCAGCAGCAATTCTGCTGGTCAAGGGGGGCGGTTTAGATGAGTGAGCACTTGGCGAAGTGGTTGCTTGATTTTAAGCGATCGGTTACTGATGAGCGGTACGACCAAGTACTCTATGCGATGGCCGAACCGAGCTTTAAGGTGGAGATCAAGCACACAAACGAGACCGGCTTTTGGGAGTGGGCGATCAAGGTGGTCGGCACTGACTTCTGGCTGGACACGAAAGACGGCGAGCGGGAGGCGCTGGATTTGTGCGAGCGGATGGGGTGGAAAGTTGCGGAATAATTTATACCGTGATCCGGCGCTGATTATTGAGCGGTGGGATGCAGCGAAGAAGTTCGGAGAGCGGGCGCGGTGTCTGGATTGCGCACATCGTGAGGAGTATTTCGAGCGGGTGACTTGTGGGCTCGATCTGTCTATGCCTGAGTGCAAACGCAAAGGTAAATTCACAAAGGAGCGGTGATGAGCGAGGCGATTGATGTTAACTCGATTGCAGAAACAGCGTTAGAGAACTGGGGGAGGTGGGCAGCGGCTCGGTCGATAGATCTTTCGTTTCCTCACCAGGCGACGTTTAGGCGGCTTTTAGGCTCGATTGTTCCTGAACCCACAATTACGGACGACGAGGGGCGAAGGATTGATAGAATCGTCTCAGGATTGCGTAATGCTGACAGGGTGGCTCACCACGTAGCGGCGGCAACATGGGTATACTGCCTCAGCCTAGACGGATCAGCAAAAGCCCTACACATGACGATTTTTGACGTGCGCATGAAACGGCAGTACGTGCTTGCATGGGTTGCCAGCGCGTTCCGGGATGGCTGACTGGATCGCCATGTGAATGCGTACAGCGCAACCTCTTGACCGTGCGCACGAAAAGTACTATAACCTAGGTATCGTGGGCGAGTTGTCAAAAGCCCAAAGCAAGACGCTCGGCAGCCCCCCTCTGCCGGGCTTTTTTTTGGCCCAAATTCGGAGTTAGGCGGTGGGTGATGCGGTTATTCAGATCGGCTTGGCGGTGATGGGCGCCACCGGTGCGATCGTCGCGGCGCTGTTTAAGCGCGAAGTGAAGCGCATTGACGATAAGGCTGCCGAGACAACAAAGACCGTATCGGAGATTCACAAAAACGTTTTTGGATACGAAACCCAGCCAGGTCTACGCGAGAGAACAACCGCTCTTGAAACTCAGTCGAAAGCTTTAGAAGCGAAAAGTGAAATATTATTTGAAAAGCTAGACAAAATATTATCCAAGATCGAAGCCATAACAGAGTTACTCGCAAGATATAACACAGAAACCGAGCTGGTGAAATCATCGGTTAGGCGCATCGAAGACAAGCGAAACCAAAACTAATATGATCTACGCGCATCTTAAGAGCGAGGTTATCGAACCGGCGCTGCGGTATCTCTGCGCGTGGAATCCGTCAATTAACAGCGAGGCGGCAATAAACCTGCTGGTGGGGATCGCAGCGCAAGAGTCGGGCGGCGGGCGATTCCTGCGGCAAAAAGGCGGTGGACCGGCGCTAGGGATTTATCAGATCGAGCCAGCCACGCACGATGATCTCTGGCAGAACTATCTAAAATATCACAACAAATTGCGCGAGATTGCGTTAAACGCCTCGACCAGGCAAAGCAGCTGCAGTTGTCGGGTACACGAGCTCATTTACAACAATTTCTACGCGACGGTGATTGCCCGCCTGCTGCTTTGGCGGATTGCTGAGCCGCTGCCTCCCGCGCATGACGTTTGGGAAATGGGTGCGTATTGGAAAAAGCACTGGAATACGAATATCGGAAAAGGGACCGTTGAGGATTTTGTAGATAATTACGAGCGGTACACGGGAGGCGTGAAATAATGTTTCACAATTTGAAATCGGTATTTACGCCAGAAAACCTAAAATCGATATCCAGCGTCGTTGCATATTTCGCTGGGTTGGTCGGAGCCAGCGGGTTCATTAATCCAGACATGGACCCAGCGGCGCAGATCACCTGTGGAATCGTAGGGATTGTTTTGTTTTTTATTAGGGGGCGCTAATCGTGGACCCTATCGCAATAGCATTTGTGCTGGCGATCTCAATCGCGCCGCCGACTCAGTACGATGATGGTTTGGCGTTGTCTGCGCAGTCGATAAAGCACCACGAAATATGTTTTGCGAGCATACCAAGCGGGCCGTGCACTTCAACTCGGCAGGTGACTGGGTTGGTGATTGATAACATTCCATCTTGGGCCAAAGAGGTGAAAGCGCGAACCGTGCTCACGACTGGCGCTGTCAGCAATTGGAGTAACGCTGTTCCGGTGGACAACAGAATTCCATCTGCGCCAAAGTTGACGATAAAATAATGTGCGCAATCTATGGAGTTCTGGCCGGATTTATAACGGTTGGAATTGTTGTTGCTGTTGTGTTGTTTGCTGTGCTGAATAGGAATTTCAAAGGATGACAGTAATAATTGAATCATCAGATGTTGACGATGAAGGGAAAATAACAATAAATTTTTATGATGGAAACGTTATTACATTTAGAAGCGAATCAGAGTTGAAGGCATACGTATTAAGCGGATCGAGAGATGACGAGGAAATTTTAATTGCGCTGAAGCACGTACTAGAATCGCAAGGGAAAAATATATCGTCACCTATAAAAATTGAGCGTTCGGAAGCAGCTATAACGGATGTTGCGACAGGGGTGGCTATTAACGTGATTACAGATAAATTGGCGGCAACTAATGGCGAATAAACTCGCTCGCAATTTATTGTGCGCTTACCCGGCATCGGCGGTTAGCGTTGGGGCGAACAGTGCGCAGAATTTAAATTCAGCGTTTACGTTTGGTACAACCGGCGCTTATTGCGGGATGCAGTTCACAGCACCCGTTGGCGCAACATATTTTGATATTTGGGTTTATAACAACGGCGCAGTGACTGGATCACCAACAAATATCGCTGCGGAGTTAAGAGCTAACGATACAACTACAGCGACCAAGCCGCTCGCAGCTGGTTCTGTGTTGGGTACGCCAGGATCTGATACCAGCTTTTCTGGCTTAGCGTCTGCTCAATGGGTGCAGCTCTCGAGGTATACGTACACTGTAGTTCAAAACACCTGCTACTTTTTATATTTTATCAATAAAACCGGAACGCCAGCGTCAAATTATCCATCTATCTGTTATCGTGGAATAATGCCTGCAAATTTTATGGGTCTCGTTTCGCAATCATGCAGAAACGTTCGCGGAACAGATGGATTTGCCGGGGTACCGACGGCGGCATTAGGAATGCCGTGTTTTGTGCTGAAATTTTCTGACGGGTCATACTTTGGTAATCCATATCCAGAATCAGCCGCAGCATATACTAACAATACAGATTGGCGCGGAAATCGATATACATTTGACCGTGACACGCTTGTTTCTGGAGTTATGGCGCTGCTGGGCACAGTAACAAACTGGAACGCCGGGACATGGGCGGTGTACCAAGGCGCAACATTAAAAGCCTCCGGAACAATATCGCTGGCTCAACAAAACACTACGACGCAGCTCATTATTCATTTTGCACCAATGATTTTTTATGCCGGAATTGCTTATGATGTGATATTCCAGCCAGCTTCTGCGACAACAGACAACCCAGCAAAAAGCATGGGGCAAGGATCGATACCGGCAGATGTTACGGCAGCTGGGTTTCAGGGCGTGTCGTACGTTTCAGGCGCTACGCCTGGATCATTATCAGCAAACAGCAATCAGGTTTTTCAAAGTTGCGTGGTAATCGAGGATTACCCAATAATCGGCATTCCACGCAGCGCGGTGGTGAATAGATGAGAATCGCAAAGCAAAGCACAGCGAAAAACCTAAAAGTTTTCATGACTGATTCAACAGATCGAACTGCGGGAAAAACCGGGTTAACGTTAACAATTACTGCGTGTAAAGATGGAGAGTCATCATTTACATCGATCAGCCCAACAGTCACAGATTTAGGAAATGGTTGGTATAACCTAGCGCTAACAACAACCCACACAAATACGCTTGGCGATATGGCTCTGCATATTACCGCAACCGGCGCGGATCCGTCCGATCCATTGGTGTTGGTCGTTGCAAATGATTTGGCGACAGCGCTGCCAGCCAATAGCAACCTTCTCTCGATCGACGCCAATGGGCGTGTTGATGTGATAAAAGTGGCGGGAACAACTCAGACAGCGCGTGATCTCGGTGCGAGCGTATTGTTGTCTCCAGGCACAGGAACAGGACAGCTCGCCATAACCGCTGGGGCGGTAACGGTCGGGACAAACAACGATAAAACAGGCTACACGGCATCAACGGTAAGCGACAAGACTGGATATTCAATCAGCGGGACGAAAACAACGCTGGACGCGCTAAACGATCTGAGTGCAGCCGGAATAAGAGCCGCAACTGGAATGGCTAGCGCTAACCTCGATACGCAGCTTTCGGCTATTGCTGGTTACATTGATACTGAAGTCGCGACAATATTAGCAGCAGTTGATACAGAAATATCATCGTTAACGACTGAACTTGCTAAGGTTCCAAAATCTGATTCTACAATTACGTGGAACGCCACAGCGCTAGGCTCGATACTGACACAAGTGAACGTGGCCATTGATACCGCAATATCGGAGTTAGGTGTAGGGGCCCCGACTGCAACACCGACGTTACGAACCGGGCTGATGCTGCTGTATATGGCTTTACGCAATAAATTAATAACTCAAACGAGCGGCACCGACGCACTAGAGATTTATAACGATGCGGGTACGAAGATCACGCAAAAACTTTTGACCGACGACGGTAGCGATTATACCGAAGCGAAAATGACATAATGGCGGTCAACACAAAGCAAAAACGGTTTGCGGCACCAGGGGTTGGACGGCCATTCATGCGGGCGAACTACCCCACGTTATCAAAAGATAGCGGTTGGAGAATGTCTGCGGGCGTCACCTATCCGGTAGCAACACTGTCAATACCTGGCGCATGGACAGAGCAAAGCAACTCAACTGATGTCTGGACCGTACAAACAAACACAGTCAGCGTTTGGACGTAACGTTAAAACAAGCGCTGTAGCAATAACCAGCTTCACAATGACACACCCTGACGGGACCTAATAGGAGAAATAAACATGGCAAGAGTAAGCACAGGGCACGGTTCTGTTGCGGCTGGCAAGGCAATTTTAATCAAAGCTGGGCGATCCGTAACATATTCAGTTCTAGGCACACATAGCGCAACTGTTAATATCGAACGCAGTGACGACGGCGGGACTTCTTGGGAGGTTGTTCAGTCAGTCGCGACAACCGCCACAATTTCCCCCACGACAATTATCAACGAGCACAAAGATCGGCTGTACCGCTCGAACTGTACTGTATACACATCAGGCACCGCAACGGCAGTGGTGAAAGATGCAACTAACGAGCATACCGCCGCAGGCACAGTTCCGACCGCAGGTGTAACCGCCTACGAAACGGCAGATGCCGCAGGGATTATTCGGCGGACGGTTTTAGAGTGTAACGCGGTTGCGTTATCCGTTGCTGATGATGCAGGCGTTGCGCAATACGGGGGCGTGCAAGTCTACGATTTTCCAGAGGGAATGATTTGTTGCCTCGGCGCCCAAATGAACGGCACGCTTACAATGGGCGTGACCGGCACCATTATCGACGCATGGACGGGTGTTTGCGCGCTTGGAACTGTTACCGCTACGACTGGGGCGACACTGGTAAGCACTGAGGCAACGTGGTTGCAATCCGTGGCAATTGGAGCAGCGACGAGCAAGGTTGGGACTATTGATGCAGTATCGGTTGCAACCGCGCTCACAGAAGCTGGGGCAAGATGGGTTGACGGAACAGCAACGGCGGCAGACATGTATCTTAACTTTGCTATTGCCGATGACGTAACCCACACGGCGGCAACCGGAACATTCACCGGCACCATCGAATTTATTTGGATGACGCTCGGCGATAACTGATAATCAATCCAGGCAACAACCTTCGAGGAATGCCGACAAATGCAAGTTGTACCAGGTGGGATGATTGGGCCAGACACAAGGAAAAAGTCCAAAAAGCCCAAAAAGGAAAAACCTCACAGGCCAGTCATACGTAATGTCATGGCCGCATTGATTGATGCTGGTTACTCACCAGCTGACGCGCTGGTGAGGGTTGCAAAAAAATCAGAAACAGAGTCTCAAGACGAAAGTTATGATATTCGCGTAAGACAGCAGTTCTTAATGATGGCGCAGCGAGCGGCAGCTGAACTGCTGGAATATACAGAACCAAAACTTAGCCGAACTGAGCTGACCGGCAAGGATGGTGAGGCAATTGAAAACAAATGGACCGTTGAGTTCTTGAATGCCACACCTCCAAGTTAACCGCAAATTAGAGCCGTTTTTACTGAAAAGCAAGCCGATCAAAGTAGCGATTGGTGGGCGCGGTTCCGGGAAATCTATTGCATTCGGCGACATTTTCACAATGAAGATGGCAACCGAAAAAGCAGATATTTACTGTTTGCGTGAGTTTCAGGATTCTATAACAGATTCGGTTCACAAGGTTTTCAAAACATCGATCGAGGATCGCTTAAATCTCGAAGGGTGGACAATCCAAGAGAACAAAGTGATCGCTCCGAATGGCGCATCGACTACGTATAAAGGGGCAAATAGAAACCCTGACGCGATGCAGTCTGCTCAAGGCTATAAATACTCATGGTTTGAAGAGGCGCATCGAGCCAGCCAGGCATCACTAGATAAATTGCTGCCGACAATTATCAGGAATCCCGGCGCCGAATGTTGGTTCTCGGCAAACCCGCAGGCGAGCGGCGATCCGTTCAGCCAGCGCTTTATTGTTCCATATCTGAAAGAATTAGAGCGCGATGGATACTACGAGGATGAGTTACACATCATCATCGTAGTGAACTGGCGTGACAATCCTTGGTGGAACGCAGAGCAAGAAAAACTCAGATCGTGGGATCATGAAAACATATCTCGGGCCAAATACGATTGGATCTGGGAGGGGAAATTCATGGATACGGTTGAGGATGCGATCATCGATGCGGAGTGGTTCGACGCTTGTGTTGACGCTCACATCAAGCTTGGATTTAAGGCGCTAGGTCAGGAGCGCGTCTCATACGATTGCGCTGATACCGGAGACGCGAAAGCGGTTTGCTACACACACGGGTGCGTTGTTAAAGATGTGCAGCAAAACGAGGCGGGGTTGATCGACACTGCAACGGACTGGGCGACAAGCTACGCAAACGACCGCAAACCGGATACCTTCACATGGGATGCGGACGGCATGGGGATGGGGCTTAAGCGGCAAATTTCCCAAGCATTCGAAGGCAAAAAAATAGTTGTTGAAGCGTTTCGCGGATCGGAGGGTGTCGACGATCCCGATAAGATTTACGACCGGCAAGAATCTGAAGTCAAAAACCCAAAGACAAACAAAGAGACGTTTGCAAACAAGCGGGCGCAGTACTATTGGATGCTTCGCGACAGAATGAAGCGCACATATCAAGCGGTAGAGCACGGGAAAATGTGCAGCCCAGATGAATTGATCTCATTCAGCTCTGAAATAAAAGATATTCAAGCGCTGAGATCAGAGCTGTGCCGGATACCGAGAAAGTACACTCCGACCGGCAGAATTCAGCTGCTCAGCAAACCAGACATGAAAAAGCTAGATATCAAATCACCGAACATGGCAGACGCGGTAATGATGTGCATGAGACCGATCGAAGTGAAGCGGGAACGCAAAAAACTAGAATACCCAAAGGCGGGAATTTATTAAGATGGCAATGTCTGAAGCGGAGTTGTTGACAGTATTAAAAAATCAGCTCGGCGACTCTATTAAATACGCAAACAGCGGATTCAAGGCGAGCTATGAAACGCTGTACAGGTCGTATAATCAGGAGCCATACGGCACTGAAATCAAAGATAGGAGCCAGGTAATCTCTAGCGACCACTACGATATGGTTGAATCGGATATGCCTGCACTGGCGCGCATCTTCCTCGGCTCGAATGATATCCTGAAATATGTACCGCTTGGAAATAACGACCAAGAGGAAGCGGAAGAAAAAACAAAGTTTGCAAACTACATTGTTCGAAATCAGCCTGATTCGTTCAAAATAATTCACGACTGGCTGAAAGAGCCAGGTTGGTGCAAATGCTCAGTTGTGAAAACGTTTATCGAGGAAACGGAGCAGGCTCGATATGAATCATACGAAGATCTAAGTGAAGATGAATTGGCGATACTTCTTCAAGATCTGGAGAGCGGAGAGGATGCGGACAGGGTAGAAATAGAATCGCAAGAAAAGGAAAAAAACGGAACCTTTAACGTTAGGTTTCGCATAGTTCAGTGCATTGAGAAGATCTGCATTGCGAACGTTCCACCTGAAAACTTCATTATCTCGCGAGGCGCAAAAAATAAAGACTCAGCGATGATCGTTGGCGACGAAATTACAAAAACAAAGGGTGAGCTGATCGCAGAAGGTTACCCAAAAGACATGGTGAAAAAGCTCACCCCGAACACGACGAACATCAACGGCAACACTACCAAACAGCTCAGGTTTGAGGATCAAGGTGGGTGGGATCAAAAGAGCGGTTACCACTGGACCCAGGAAGAGGTGACGATTCAAAACCTGTACTCGTTGGTTGACGTTGATGGTGATGGAATACCAGAGCGGCGATTCATCGTGAAATGCGGCGAGGAGATATTAGAGAACGAACCGTATGAGCTGGTGCCGTACGCAATCCTGAGCCAAATATTAATTCCGCATTCCGCCATTGGAAAATCAAGAGGCGAGAAAGCGGCGGCAACACAGAAAGAGAAAACCGCAATCAAGCGCGGGATCATGGATAACATCTACGCCGTGAACCGCCCACGCATGGGCGTTGATGATTCAGATGGATCGATCGATGGCGGGAAGGTAAATCTCGACGATCTGCTAACGCATAGAATCGACGGAATCATTCGAACGGATGGGCCGCCGATGAACGCGTTGATGCCGATCGTTACCCCGTACATTGGGAACGAAGCGTTGCAGGTAATCAATTACATCGATAACGAAAAAGTTCAATCGCTGGGGCTTCAGCTGGGCAATCAGGGGTTGAACGTTGAGGACCTATACAAAGAGACAGCGACCAGGTTTGAGGGTGTAGATTCGGCAAATAAAGCCAAATTGGAGTTGGTTGCTAGGGTGTACGCCGAGACCGGTTTCAGAGAGCTTTTCGACAACGTGATCTGGTTAGCTCAGCACCACCAGGACACGGAAACTGAGATTCTTGTGCTTGGAAAGCCGATGACGGTCAACCCGAGAGGGTGGCGGCGGAAACATTACGCGCAGTGCTTAATCGGGCTTGGCGCTGGCGATAACGAGGAGATGATCAACAACTTGTCGGGCATCATGCAGATCCAGAAGCAGGAGATAATGTCTGGCTCACCGCTGGCTGATCACAAAAAGCTGTACAACACACTGTTCGATCTGATCAAGGTGATGGGCAAGCCTGATCCATCGCGCTATTTCAACGACCCTGAAATGCCAGAGCAGACGCTCATGGCAAAGCTTTATCAATTATTTACCCAGAACCAGCAGTTACAAGCGCAGGTGCAGAATAACCCGCTTGCTGAGGCTGCAATGGTCACAGCAAAAGCCAAGCTGGCCGAGGTGCAAGGCAAAGAGTCGAGCCAGATGCGGCAGTTCATAATGAAAATGGCTCAGGAAGACAAACAGTTCGCGGCTGAATTGGCGAAGGATTTGACTGAAATCGAGCTGAAATATAATTCAAATGTGCCGGGGGCGTTAACTTGAGCGACGACCAGAAACTAAAAGAGCGAATCGACTACGGCAAACACGCTGACGATTTGCTGAGTAACCCGTGCTACCGGGATTTTAAAATTCAGATGCGGGCGAATCTTCTGACGACATTTGAAGCGACGAAATTCAAGGATAAAGAAGACAGGGACGAGATTTGGCGGAAATTCCAAACGCTCGGATGGCTCGAAAAATCATTAGAGCGATTCGCGAGGGATGGAAGGATTGCAAACGAAACATTACTTGAAAGGATCAAGAACAAATTAAGTTGAAGTGATAAATCAAAAACGACGAGGCGCCTAGTGCGCCTTTTTTTGTGCCTGAAATAAAGGAAAACATATGTTGGAAAATCCAAGCGAAACCAACGAAGAGAATCTAAACGGGGAATCCGCAGGATCAACCTCAGAAGATGCCGCAGATACGAAAGCGATCGAAGGCAATACCCAGAAATCGGACTCTACAAAAAACGAAGAAAGCGACCTTTCAGACGCTGATGTTTATTACGACATCGACGGCGAGGAAGTAAGCGCTGCCGACGTTAAAAAGTGGAAGGCTGGGCATTTAATGCAATCCGATTACACAAAGAAAACCCAAACGCTATCTGAGGAGCGAAAAGCTTTCGAGGCGAAGCGCGACGAATTAGAGCAGAAAGTCTCTTTATTCCAAGACGTGGAAAAAGAGGTTGAAAGCCTAATTCTGGGTGATCTGAAAAACGTTGATATGAACCAGCTACGTCAATACGACACAGCTGAATATTTGCGCATGAAAGAGCAGATCGAGGAGCGCAAACAAACGCTCTCAAAGATCGCTCAGAAGCGCGCAGAGATGGAAAACAAGCTGCTGGGCGAAGGCTATCAACAACTGCATAACGCACTAGGCTGGGACGATTCAGAAAAGCAAAAGGCAGATAAAGACGCGCTTTTAACATACGTGAAATCAGCGGGAATTACCGAGCGAGAATTCGCAAAGGTAACAAACCCAAAAATCATCATCGCCATGTTGGATGCGCAGAAATATCAAAAGCTGCAACAGGACAAAGCAAGCATTACGAAGCGTGTCCTGAAAGCGCCGAAAACCTCAAAGCCAAGCAAGAGTCAGGAAAAACCACAAGTGCTTTCATTAGCTGAACGTATGTATGGCAAATCTAACTGAGGAAATATAAATGGCTACTATCGGAACATTAAAAACCCTTGCCGACTGGGGGAAAGAGGTTGATCCCAATGGGTCAGTCTCGGCAGTCGCGGAGCTGTTGAGTCAAACCAACAGCATTGTCGATACCTTGCTCTTCAAAGAGGGAAACCTTCCAACAGGTGAGCAGGTATCTGTGCGCACAGGATTACCGACAACCTACTGGCGGCAACTTAACGTTGGTGTGCCGGTAAGCAAAGCAACCTCCGCTCAAGTAACCGAGCAGTGCGGAATGGCGACGGCTCGATCTGAAGTTGACGCCGCGCTAGTCCGACTGAACGGAAATACAGCTCAGTACCGACTCAATGAAAGCCGGGCTTTTATCGAGTCGATGGGGCAAGAAGTTGCGTCAACCATGTTTTACGGTTCGGCTGCAAACCCTGAAGAGTTTATCGGTTTAGCGAATCGATATGCCGCAACCACTGACGGCAACGGCGAAAATATCCTGCTGGCCGGGGGGGTTGGTAGTGACAACACGTCTGTGTGGTTGCTTGGTATGGGCGATAACGAGATCTACGGCATTTTCCCTAAAGGGTCAAAAGCGGGGCTAATGCACGAGGATCTTGGTGTTGGTGATGCGTTCGACAGCTCCAACAATCGCTTTCGCGCCTATATGGATTACTACGAGTGGAAAGTTGGGCTCGTAGTAAAAGACTGGCGCTACGGGGTGCGGATTGCGAATATTGACGTTTCGGATTTAGCGGGGCTGAGTGGAACGCAAGAGTTAACCGACTCTACATTTCTTCCAAAGCTAATGTCTCGCGCAATCGATCGCATTCCAAACCTGTCGGCGGTTAACCCATGCTTCTGCATGAACCGTACCGCAGCTTCACTGCTTCGAGTTGCAGCCTTGGAGAAAACGACGAGCGCAATTTCAATCGAGCCCGGATTAAACCAGTTCGGAAAAACCATTCATCAACTGAAATTCCTTGGGATTCCGGTAATGATCAACGACGCAATCACCAATGCTGAAGCGCTGGTAGCGTAAGGAGAAATATATGTACGTAGATGCAAACTTGTTGTTTTCCGATGCGCAGGCAGTTACCGCTGACGCAGTTGGAACCAATGTTATCGACCTTTCCGCTGATCGTAGTATCGGTGACGGGGAGCCGATGGGCGTTGTGTTTGTGGTGGATGTTGCCGCAGACCAAACGACCGGTGACGAGGATTACACTTTTGACGTGGAGTATGCGAGCAATGCAGCGCAAACAACTGGCCGACAATTAATTGGTCGGCGAGTGTTTGAGTCTGGCACTCCAACAGCTCCTGCTCAAGATGCGGATCTTTTGGTCGCCGGGTTTCAGTTTGTCATTCCGATCCCGCAGACGGCTCTCAGCGAAAGCGAGCGCTATCTCGGGATTCGGTACGACGTAGCCGGAACAACCCCAACGATCACCTGCACCGCTTATCTTGCTCCGCTGAGCATGATTCAAAGCAATCCGAAGGCATACGCTAACGGCTACACGATCGTATAAGGGGTGACGCATGAAAGTTAAAGCTGTAATCAGCGAGGGAAAATTCGGGTTCTACGGCGGGAAGCGTCGTTATCGTGGCGACGTTTTCGAAATATCTGATTCAAAACATTTTAGTAAAAAATGGATGGAGCAGGTAGAGCCGAAAGAACCGAAAACCAGCAACGAACAAACAGCGAGAGGGGGCCGTTAAGGCCCCTTTTAAATTATGACGACACTCACAAGTTACGCAGAGCTAAAACAGAATATTCAGGATTACGCGAAGCGTAACGATGTGCTTGGGAAGCTGGATTTATTCATAGATCTGGCTGAACGAGATATTTGGGACGTGGTTCGTATTCGTGATATGGAGGTGCGGGCAACCGCATCGACATCAACGTCAGATAGGTTTGTGCAGCTGCCGACAGGTTTTATTCAAATGAGGCAGTTACAAATAACCGTTGATGGCGTGTTATATGATATGGACGAAAGCACGCCGAAATCATTGCAGGTGCTTGATACAGCCGGATGTCCAAATCAATACGTAGTAACCAGCCAACTCGAACTGAATAGAACCTCGGACCAGGCCTACACGCTTGAGATGGACTACTGGAAAGAGTTAACCGCATTATCAGGAAGCAATACGACAAACGCGGTATTAACGCAGCACCCGATGATTTATTTGTCGCGATGCATGTTTCATTTTTGCAACTGGGCATTGCAAGAAGAGAAAGCGCTTTATTGGGATGGTGTTTTCAATAAGCAGGTTGCCAGAGCGAACCGCAAAGCTCGGCAGGGGCGTTACGGCGCTGCACCAGCTGCTGTAACTCAAGGGTGGGTGGTGTGATCGAAGTTCCATTCAAGTTCACAGGCCAGAGCGGCAGCCACAAGGCAACGCAGTTCAGCTCTGAAAAAACTCAGAACATGTATTTGGATTTTTCTGAGTCGGCAGCCAGGCAGGGCGCGCATGATTTTCCGGGGCTCAAGGCATGGGGAGCCGGCATCGGGGCCGATCGCGGCTGGCACAAAATGGCGAACGCGCTTTATGTTGTGCAGGGATCGGCACTCTACAGTGTTAGCTCAGTCGGAGCATTTACCAGTTTAGGGTCTGTAATTGGTAGTGATAGGGCCATTTTCGCCGATGACGGCACCAATCTGTATTTTGTAGCCAATGGTAGCCTGTACAAATACAACGGCACCACGCTCGCTACAGTGAGCCAGAGCGTTATAACAAGCCCCTCTTGGATCGCCTACATTAACAAACAATTTATTATTGGCGGAGATGGGCAAACATACGCTGTTTCAAACGTTGGCGATGGCGACACATGGAGCGCGCTCAATGCGCAGGATGCCGAAATTTCACCAGATGATTTGATTCGAGGCTACGTATTCACTCAGTTGGTCTACATGCTGGGATCAGAATCAATCGAGCCGCACTACAACAGCGGAATAGGCAACCCGCCTTTTGACCGGCAAGAAACATCGCTTGTGAATGTTGGCGTTGCTGGAAAATACGCAGTCACGCACACAGACGCATTCATGTATTTTCTGGGGGATGACAGAAAATTCTACCAGGTGATCGGTGCGAGCAGCAGGCAGATATCGAGCGCGAACATCTCGAATGGAGTAGATGATTTTTCAGTTTATTCGGACTGCATCGCCTCAGCGTTTACAGTTCAGAGTCAGAACTTTGTATTGTTCGTTTTTCCAAACGCTGAAAAAACCTATTTATACAGTGAAACCTATAATTATTGGGTAGATCTCGCATCTGGGACAGATCTACCGAGCGGGCGATGGATCGGAAACAGCGTTATTAGCTGCTACAACAAAAACTTGGTTGTGGATTACAGTAGCGGCAATATCTACGAGCTGGATAAAAACACATACACGGATAACTCAGCGGCAAGACTAAGGATAAGGGAGCTTCCATCGTTTACCGGCGCGCTAATCGGCAAGCCAGGCAAGCGAATAACTGTTGGCCGGGTAAAATTCAGTATGGAAGTTGGCGTAGGGTTGGCGACTGGGCAAGGATCAAATCCGGTAATCATGTGTCAACTCTCCCCAGATGGCGGCGTTACGTGGCAGGCTGAGCAACAGGTATCGATTGGGGTGGCTGGCGAATATATTCAAACGGTGAGCTTCGATGATTTTTGCACTGGGTATGATGTTAAGTGCAGGCTGCTGTTCACTGATCCAGTTTTGTTATCGGTATTCGATGGGGTGGTCGAAATGGACGGCGCTGGCTACTGATGAGCATCAAAAATGTAGATCGAGCGCCATTTAACAGGATTCCAGAAAAGTGGGCGTTCGATCCAGATTTTGGCCCATTTATTCGCGATATTGTTTCGCAGATCTGGCAGCTACGGAACCGCACCGGAGGGGATTCTGATAGCGTTGGAGAGCTCGAAAACGGGGAGCTATTCACAAACAACGTCCAAGGCGACGAATTATCAGATCGGATCGATACGCTAGACGTTGGTGGGGAGTCAAACTTATTAGAAATAATGGATCGAATTGAATCGATTGAATCGGAATCACAGATACCATTCTACGATTTAACTGAAAAGCCGTTAAGCACAACAGATAATACCTTGGTCAGATTTGATGGAACTGACGCGGCACTGAAAGCAAGCGGGATTAGCGTTGACGATTCGAACAATATCTCAGGGTATGGAAATTTTACAGATAACGCTACGTTCACAGGCAACTTAACCGTTAAAAAGCGGATACTGGGAACGAAAGGCGCTGACGTTACCTCTGCCAACGATATTACTCTTGGCGATGGAAATTATTTCGACGTTACCGGAACAACCCAAATCAACACAATAGCCTCAACCAGCTGGACCGAAGGGTCGATTGTCACGCTCCAATTCGACGGGGTTGTCACAGTAAAACATCTCACCGCAGGCGCGGGCGCGCAGCTAGATCTCAACGGGGCGGCTGATTTTGTAACGGCAGCTGGCAATCACTTAATGCTGCAATACGCCTCTTCAAAGTGGTGGGAAATTTCGAGGAAAGTCTAATGGCAAGAACACCAGCAACATTCGCAATACAAAAACAGCTTTCATCAACCGCTTCCGATGTTGTTGCGGCAGCGGTAGCGAACACTCAGCGGCATGTTACCAGCATGTCGTTTCATAATTCTGGTGGATCAACTCGCACCGTGACTGTTTACAAGGTGCCGTCAGCAGGCACTGCGGGAACGACAAATATTCTAGCGGTGCAGGCGATTCCCTCAGGGAAAACGTGGATCTGTTACCCGGCGATAAATGAGATTCTAGAAGTAGGGCAATTCATTCAAGCAAAGCAGGATGCCGGAACCGACATTAACGCGAATAGTAGCGGATCCATTATTACGTGATAGATAGAACATTCGATGACGCGCTGATCAACTCGATCATCGGAAACGATCCAGAATTTTGCATTATTCGAAACGCGAAAGAATTGCCGCAATTATATTTCATGCACGCACCAGGCGTAGGCATGTTTCCGTCAGTGTTTAGCGGCGGCGAGATGGACATGCACGCATGCATTTATAAAGAGTCGCGTGGCAAAAAGGCTGTTATTGCAGCCAGCGAGTGCTTCGAGTGGGTTTTCAAAAACACGAACGCGAGAAAAATCACGACGAAAGTCAGAAAAGAAAACAAAAGCGCAAGAATGTTTGCGGCGCATTTAATGGAACGAGTTGGTGAATGTGATAATTGGGTTTATTACGAGGTGCCAAGATGGGCGGATTTGTAGGTAAAGTAACTGACACACTTGGTTTGACGAATTACGGTGATCAAAAAGACGCGGTTACGCAGGCTGCAAATCAGCAGTTAGCTGCTACCGATAAACAGATTGGCTTTTTGAAAGATCAAAGCCAGATCGCCCGCGACCAAATGCAGCCTTACCAGGATTTCGGACAAGGGTTTTTGCCGCAAGCTGCAAAGCTGCTCACCCCGCAGGGTGGAATGGATTACTTGCAAAATAATCCAATGTTTAGCGCTGCAATCGACAACACGAATCAAACGCTCCTCAAGTCTGGAGCGGCAAGCGGGAAGGTTGGCTCCGGTGGCATGGTTGACGCACTTTTCAAAAACTACTTATCAACCGGAGAATCGTTTATAAACAACCAGTTTAATAGGTTGTTTCAACCGATCACGATGGGGCAAAACTCAGCAGCGGGCATCGGCGCGAATGCGATGAATCTTGGAAATAATGTGGCCGGAGTGCTCGGGAATCAGGGCGACATTATGGCCGGGAACACGATGGCGCGAAACAATATAAACAACCAGGCGGTTTCTCAGTTCGGTCAGATGGTGTTCGGGAGCTTGCTCGGGTCTGGCATGCTTGGCGGCGGCGGGATAGCTGGAGGCGGAATGTCTGGCGCAGGACTCGGCGCGCTGAGGTTTAGCGATGCCAGGCTGAAAGAGGCTGCCGAGCGGATTGGTGAAACAGACGAAGGTATTCCGATTTACAAATGGCGCTACAAGGGCGATCCGCAAATGCACGTTGGCCCAATGGCGCAGGATGTTGAAAGAGTGAAGCCTGAGGCTGTATTAACGCACAGTAGCGGCTACAAACTGCTGAACCTGGAGGCGCTCTAATATGCCAGATCCGAATATTCTATTCAAAAACATTCCATCTGCCGCGCCGCAAGAAAGCTTTCAAAACGCGCTTGTGAATTACGACAATTTCAAAACAATGCCGATAAAGCACCAGCTTTTAGAGCAGCGCGCAGCAGCAGGTGATGTTGAAAACCAGCGCGACAAGCTCAAGTTTCAGCTATTTGATATGGCGAATGATGCTATGCAGTTAAAGCCTATTTTGGAGAGCGGAAACATCCCAGCAGCAATGCAGGCGCTAGACCGCAGGGTGGCAAAAATACGCGAAAGGGGGGGCGATCCGAGCGACACCCTTGGGTTGATGCAACAGCTGCAGGATGGCGATTTAAAGGGTGCCATGTCGCAGCTTGAGGCGCCGATCAGCGCCGCCCAGCAACTGGGCATTATCACCGACATGATGCCAGCAGGAATGCGGGAGTTTAACCTAAAAACGCAAGGCATGACGCCGGAGCAAAGAAAGCAAGCTCTGCTTATTGATACGGGGCTTGCACCACGAGCAAGCGTAATCAAGGTGGTTGATGTCGGCGGCGTGCCGACTATTGTCGACTCGAACGCTAATACAGCCACACCGCTAAATATCGGCGGGAGGGCCGTGTCGGTTGGTGATGTGGCCGGGAATCGCGCGAAGATTGCGGCAGCGGAAAGCGGTGCAAGTGAAGGCGCGAAGTTGGATCAGCAGGCGGTTAAGGCGCCAGGGATTGCGGGTGATGTTGCGGCTGCGGAATCGGAAGCAAAAAAATCAACCGAGCTTAAATATGGGCCGCAGATCGCCAGTGCAATCAGGTTAGCCGAGGAGAATGCGAAGGCAAAAGGCGAGACGCTTACCGATCTTGCAAGAGCTGAGGCGGCCATGCCAAGCCTTAACGCTGCCGTGTCGCAACTGAAAGAACTCGCGCCGATCGCCACGAGCACGATCGGTGGGAAAATATGGGATGTAGCGGTAAAAGAAAGCGGATTCGGAGCAACGGAGGGATTAAAGGCCAAAGCCGGGTTCATATCAATTGTAGATAATCAGGTTTTACCGCTTCTCAGGCAGACATTTGGCGCGGCATTTACCGCGAAAGAAGGTAAAACGCTTCGGAATGCAATGGCTAATCCTGACGCATCCCCAGAAGAAAAAATGGTGCAGCTCGATTCGTTCATCGCCCAAAAGCGCCGAGATATTGAATCGAAAAAAGCCGAGCTGAAAAGCTATGGCGGGGCAGGGCAGCAAGAGAATTCTGGGAAGCAAGGCGGCAAGCTGATGATCGACGCCAACGGCAATAAAGCAATGGTTTATCCAGATGGGTCATACCAAGAGGTGAAATAATGGCGTTCGATATCTCGACGGCAAATCCTGTTGCTCAGGATTCCGGTAGTGTGACCACGCAAGATATTAAAACCGGTTTCGACATATCAACAGCAAAACCATTTGATTTGGAAAAATTCAGCGCTGTCGATTTCGGTGAGCCGGGATATGTGCCGCAACACCCACAAAATAAATCAAATCAAAACCCGCTGACGTTGGCAACCGAGGCGGCGGCAGGTTTCAACCGCGCTCTATTTGGGATTGTCGATTTTATTGGGCCAGACACCGTTAATGCGATCTCCGAAATAGTTGGCAGCAAGATGCGAATGCCAACAATGCAAAAAACATTCGGGGCAGAAAAAGGACAGTACGCCGGGGATGGGCTCGGCACTGACATTGCGTCAACCGCTGGAGAGTTCGCCGGGGCCAATATGGTTGGCGGGGCATTGTTGCGTAGCGCTGCCGGAGCATTACCGGCATTTTCTCAAGCTGAAAGCCCCGTTATCGGATCAATCCGGCAGCTCGGACAAACGAAAATGCCAACTGATCTCGCTGTTGGGGCGGCATCCGGCGCAGGGGCAGCAGGCGGGCGAGAGGTGGGAGGCGAGCCAGGGGCAGCGGTCGGCGCGCTAGCCGCTCCGCTCGCATCAGTTGCGGCATTTGGTGGGGCAAAAAGCCTAATTGAAGCTCTATCGCCAAAATTCGGTAAGAACATCACGCTAATCGACCAGAAAACCGGTTTACCGGTTCCAGCATTTCAAAAAGCGCTCGAAAGTCGAGGGCTGGATTACGGCTCAATAATTGATGGCGTGTCAAACCTCCCGGTCGTATCAACCAAGAGGTCATTGCCGGAAATTGTCGACAGTATCGTTACAAAAAAAATCAAATCGGGGTCGGGCGATCAGGGGCTGGCTGCTCTCAGGTTGGAGCAAGGCCGCGTTGTTGCTGACGATCTCGGCGCAGAAGCGGTAAAACAGGGATTCAAACCTGGGCAGGTTGCTGTTGCAAAAAATGCAGATAACGCAACCAAGGCTGAAATGCTCAAAATGCTGAATATACGCAGACAAATTGCCGCTGACGATACGGCTGCCTTATCGATGCGCCCATCTGACATAGCTGGCGATCACGTTTTGAATCGGTTTAACTTTATTCGTGATAAGGCAAATGGGCTGCGGCTGCAACTGGACGCAATCGCAAAAGGAAGCGCTCCATCAATTGGCGAAAGATATCTACCGGGGCCGGGTATTGGGCGCGGATTAAAGGGCGCCGAAATTGATACATCGAACATTGAAAATACTGTTTTGCAAGGGCTTGGAAAGCTGAATATTAATATTCCAGATGAAGTATTTGCGGACACAACAAAGCTTCAGTCGTTCCTGCGTAACCCGGAATCATTTGTTGGCTCGCAAATATCAAAAGATAAAACTTCGCAAAAAGTAATAAAGGATACCATCGATTTATTATCTGAGCCGGGTAGCGACGCACTTCGAGCGCACAACCTAAAGCGCCAGCTTGACGCGATGATTGATTTCAGAAAGCAGTCACAAGGGGGGTTGACTGAGGCGGGCAGGACGTTTGCGAAAACAGTACGTCACGCGCTGAACGAATCGATTAGAGAAATATCTCCCGCTTACGCTAGAGTAAACGATGATTTAAGTCTTGCGCTAAAAACCATGGAATCATTTCAAAATTCGATATCATCTAAGATTGATTTATTCTCTGATACCTCAAGCGGAGCGGTTGGCCAAGAACTTCGAAAGCTTTTAAGCAACTACGCCTCACGCCAAACATTGCGCGATTCGTTATCGCAAATCGATTCTACCACGAAGGCGTTAGGCGGCCACTTCGAAGTTGACGCTCCAAGGCTAGTTCAGTTCGCTAGCACGCTCGACGAAAGATTCCCAGCAGTAGCGCGCAACTCTATGCAGGGCGTACTCGAAAAAGGAATCAACAACGCAAACTCGCCGCAAGATATTCATAAAAGTTTCATTCGTGAAGGATTCAAAAAAGGCGTCGAGAAAGCGCAAGGCGTAAACGACACAAACGCATATAACGCAATGACGAAAATATTACGCAGAAAGGAGAGTCGATAAATGGCGTATTTAATGGGTAGCCCGTTTGTTCAACAATTTATCGACGCAGACGGCGCGCCACTGATAAATGGAACGATTGAGTTTTATATTTGGAATACGAGCACGCCGACCGCAGTTTATTCCGATTCGACCGGAACGAGCGCGGGAACATCAGTCACGTTAAATAGTTTGGGTTCACCAATGAATGGGGGCGGCACTCCCATAGCGCTGTTTTTCGATACAGCTGTTGCGTATAAAATCATTAGAAAAACCGCAGCTGGGGCCGCAGTCGCGCCAACGATAGGGCCGTATTACCCAGGATTATCGTCCGATTTATGGAGCGCGTTTACCGGCACGCCAACAAGAACCAGCGCAACAACATTTACCCTAACCGGAGATCAAACCGCAACATTTCAGGTCGGTCGCAGATTAAAGTTCACTGATTCGTCTACGCTGTACGGGACGATCACCGTAAGCGCTTACACTACTCTCACAACCGTCACGGTGGTGTTAGATTCGGGATCATTGAGCGCATCACTCACGGCAGTTTATACAAGCGTTATATCTGTAACAAATAAAGAAATTGCGGCGCCATCAATACAGTTTATTCCTGCAGGAACCGGTGCAGTTGCTACGAATGTTCAGAATCAACTGCGCAAAAAAGTATACTTCAGCGATTTTGAACCAGACGCTACGGGCGTAGCAGACAGTACGACAAAGTGGCAAGAGTTTATCGCCCAGTGTGTAGTGAAAGGAGCTAAAGGATGTATTGAGGCCGGAACATATTTAATTGACTCTTTCACTTTTACCTCTGCACATGCAGGTTTAAGACTAGAGGCTGAGACGTTTGGTAGAACTGCTGGATCATTCGGTTTAGCGCAAACCGTACTAAAATGTCGATCAGCAATAGCAAAATTTATCCAGATTGATGGTGCTTATGATTTAAATATCTCTGGACTATCGTTAAATGGAAATAAACTAGCTGACAATGTGCTCTATTATCCAGGAACAAATAACAACACAAACACTCACTGGGAATGGGCGGAGTTTTGCGGATGCACTCCGACTACTGGATATATTCACAGATTTGACGGTGGGACAGGCGGGGAAGGGTTAACATTCTACAAGTGCGTTCTATCCGCGTCCCATAACAGGGCAGGATCTGATATTGCTGCGGCCTGCGTATATAACTCAAACACAAATACATTTCTCGGAGAGTACGATAAGTGCACATTTTCAGAAGCCACGTATGGAATGCGATTTAACCAGGGGGCATTTAATCTTAATACGCCACAGTTTTACAGCATTGTTACTGATTGCATCGCGTTAGATAATACGGTGCAGGAGATGTTGATTACTAATCCTTACGTTGAGACTGGCGGCGGCGGTACTAACCCAGCGTTTTTGACTCAGTATGGCACAGCGGGCGTTACATCTGATTTTCCAATAATAATTATGAACCCCAAACTACAAACTACAGGTGGCGGATTTAACATTAATTGCCAGCAGCCAATACACATATACGGTGGATTTTCTGGCGGGAACGTAGCGGTGTATCCGATGGCAACTTACGGAACGCAGCAAGTAATTATTGATGGATTGGCGTTTAATTCAGGTTACGGAATTACTGGGCCTGGAGCAGAATCTCAAGTTATCCACAGAGGAGTTAAAATAAATAATGTACCGCAGGCCGATAATCTACTTGATATTAGAGTTAGAACTGCGTTAAGAGCACCTGGATTGTTATCTCAGGGAACTGTGGTGACTCTTGCTAATGCTGGAGCAACACCGTCAGTGCTGAATCGCTCCAATATTCTTCTCTCTAACTCAGGCGCACAGAACGTAACTACATTTGCCGACTCTGATGGTGATGGACATATGCTGCAAGTGTATTTTGCCGACGCAAATACAACGTTGGTGCACGGCGCAACGCTGAAGCTTCAGGGGAGTATTAACGTGACTCCCACGGCGGGATCGATTCTGATGTTTCAGAACATCAGCGCGGCGTGGTATGAGGTGTCGCGGTCAATCAAATGACGGACACAAAAAAAGTGGCGCCACCTTAGCGCCAGGGTGGCGCCTACCACAAAAAGCGCCGCGCAAAACCAAATTTGGTTTTTCGGGTTCCCAATTTGGTTGAGCTTTTTAAATCAACACCTTGGACACTTTCGAAATATTTTCGAAATATACAGTTGTTAGCGGCCACTCACACCGAGCGACCGCCACCCATCGAAATTACCGCTTGCCTCCCCACCACTTAAACTTTTGCACGCAGCAATCCAGGATCGCCGATACCTGCTCAGCGCTGGCGTTAATCATCGCCTGCGGGATCTGATCGATCGTGATGACGCTCGCATCTTTCGGTACCATCTGGGTGCTTGTGGTGCCGTTGCGGCCAAACGTGACGAGCATCCGCGCATCATCGAGTTGGTGCCGCAATATTACGTGGGCCAGATCGGTGGCGTCGATTTTGGGCCAATCCGGGAGCTGTGCGCCGCACGACTTGACCGCCTCCTCACACCCCTGCAAATACTCTCCCGCCGCCTTGCGCATCCCCTCAAATTTTTCGCCGAATATCGTCTCCTCCATTGTTTTTGGAGTTTGCGCAGCGGGTGCAGGCAAATACTCCCCCTCGACCGCGATGCGACTCATCAGCGAGATCACCGCAGGGAACTCGGCGGCTGGCACGTCCTTGTAACTCACCCCGAACTTGCTTTTGACACCAGACCACAGTGCAACAGCCAGGCGCGCCTTACCAGCCCGATCAGTAACCGCCGCACACAGATCTTTGTGCAGCGCCTTAACTGCGTCCTGCTGCTCAATGGTGAGGCCGCCGGGGTGAGCGGTGCGGGTTTTCTCGGGGCGGAAGTCTGGGTGGGTGTAGGTGCCTGTCTTGCGGAGCGCCGGAAGCACTTCATGAGTCACCCAGCGCTTGAACTCTTTAGCCTTCGGTTTTCTGCTGGTGAGGATCAGGCTATACAGCCCCGACTCGTTAACGGTGAGCATTTCTTGCTGACCAGAGGGGGTACAAATTGGGCTTGTACCCTTCTCGTCATCGTCCAGCTTGCGGACGATCATGCTCACATCGGCATAACCTAACGCGTTGCAAATATCTTTGGCGACAAACCAAGGTTCGCCGCTTTCGTCTGCGATTACGCGGACGGGGTGTGTCTCGTGTTGGAACGGGATGATTTTGGCTGCGTTCATTTTGCACCCCCAGTTGAAGAGGCGATAAATGCTAACAAGCTGGCGTCTGGCTCAAACCATTCCCCGTGCTTTCTAATGTGTGCGAATTTACAGTGCAGACTCGCTTCGGTTGCATGATCGCCGTCAATCGTTCCGAGCAGAACAAGTTTTTCGCTGGCGACACCGCCAATCTGTTTTAGCCTAACGTTTTGGTCGGTAGAGCATCCTATTTTTATAAGCCCTGACCCAATAGCCTGCATGAAATAAACGCGCTTCCCATCTGAGTTGCCGTGTTTTGATGGTGGAGTCATGGCGGACTTGTGATTATGAAAACCTCCCAATTTAAATAGCGTCGTTAAAAAAATAAAATCCGGTGTTTCGGAGCATAATTTTTCAGCCTCCTCAACTAGAGCCAAAAAATCAGAAAGCAGTTCGGGGGAGTGGAAAGATAACCTCGCAGCTTCGCAAAGCAGCCTTATAGCGTTCGAGTCATTGTTTGACATGAGTGATCTCCGTTCAAGTGGTTTGTTTCCCACCCCCCTAATGTCAAATAGGAGAGTGGAGCTGTGCGGGTTGACATACCGGCAGAACGGGACCGGCCACTCTTTCGAGTGCCCACACAGTCCACCCATAAACAGGAGCCCTGTGTTTCGGACAATAAAAAACCGCTCTAGGCGGTGTGTCCGCCGATTTCCGGGATGCTAAGCCCAGGCCGCTGTATTTACAGCGGCAGGGAAAGGATAGGCCGGAATGCGGGCGGGTGTCAATCAGCCGTAGCCGTCGCCGTAGCCGGAGCCGGAGCCGTAGCCGGAGCCGTCGCCGGAGCCGTCGCCGTAGCCGTAGCCGTAGACGGAGCCGGAGCCGTAGCCGTAGCCGGAGCCGTAGCCGGAGCCGTAGCCGGAGCCGTCGCCGTAGCCGTAGCCGTAGCCGGAGCCGGAGCCGTAGCCGTAGCCGGAGCCGTCGCCGGAGCCGTCGCCGGAGCCGTAGCCGGAGCCGTCGCCGGAGCCG